TAGTAAAAGTATTTTATTTCTTTGGTCAACAAACACAGACGGTACATTTAAAGGAGATAGTACTATTCACTCAACGTGGACTAGTGGTGTACATATGGTTAATGAAACAGCTTATGCTCACCAATCAAAATGGGATTTAGCGAATGCAAGAGATGACTGCGGTACTTTACATCAAGAAACAGAATTTGCATGGATATTTGGTGCGGGTGTGGCTGCAGTTGAAAAATTTAATCTAACAAACGAAACAATGTATAGTGTATACTATCAGGCTGGTGAACCATACATTACTACAACATCATCAATTACTGGTAGTGGACCATCAGGTGCTTCGGGATTTTCTGACGAAAACTACGGATATGGTTGGACACAACAAAGCGGAACTAAGTTATTTTTTGCAAATGATACATTTACAAACAATCAACAATGGGGTGCTAGTGGACAACAAAAAGGAATTAGCTCAAAAGTTGGAAAAGGGTATGCCGGAAACGAAGGTACATACAATGGTGGTTATAACTTAAGAAGGTGGAATGTTTTTACTGAAACAAATATCGGTAACGTATCGAAGCCTCATCCTAACTGCGGTGAAGAAAATTTCACAATGGGACAAGACCATCAGTATATGTTGGGATGTTACGACGGACTTCAAGTAAACACCAGTTGGAAATTTGTTTATACGACAGACACAGGAACAGTTAATCCTAGTGGATTGGCTCCCGGTGTAAATGGAGGAACATCATCGGGACATTGTGGTTGGAGAACATAAAATTTGTATTTATAAGATATGCTACACGAAAATATAGAAATAAGCGGTTCGTTAAGAGGACAAGGGGTAACCAAACCACCAACAGGAACACGGGCCAATAGACCAAGTAGTCCACAAACCGGTTCATTATACTTAGAACAGGCGGTTAGTGGTAGTTTCTTAATGGTTTATGCTGGAATTAGTAATAATGATAGTGGTTGGGTTAGAGTGTCATCACAAGTAAATGCTAATGTTGGATTTAAATTCAGACAAATAATTAGTGTTTCTTATCTTGCTGGTGGATACAAAGATTCATCTCCTTGGAAAAATGTTCACAAAACAATTAATTCTACCGATCAAACAACACACATTGGAGAATTATTAGATTTTCCCGCAACATATACATCAGGTGCTTGTAGTAAATATATCTTTTTTGTTTGGTCTGTTAATACAGATGGTGCATTTAAAGGACCAACTGATGTTCATAGTATTAGAACATCAGCTATTAATATGGCGAATGATACAAAATATGCACATAATGTTAAATTTAATATAACAAATGCAAGAAGTGACGTGGGAACTATGCACAAAGAAACAGAATATGCGTATATGTTTGCTGCGGGTAGTACCACGGTTGAAAAATTTGACCTAAGTACTGAAACAATTGCAACTGGTTTTAACTTAACAACAATTGATGGTAGTGACGGGGCTTCGGCTTTTTCCGATGAAAATTTTGGTTATGGTTGGACATCTGCATCGGGCGTTAAAATGAGTTTTGCCACAGAAACCTTCCAATCGTCCACCCAATGGGGTGCACACTCACAACAAAAAGGTATCAGCTCAAAAGTTGGAAAAGGGTATGCCGGAAACGAAGGTTCATACAATGGTGGTTATAACCTTAGACGATGGAGCAACGCTAACGACACCAACATAGGTAACGTTGCAAAACCTCACCCTAACTGTGGAGAAGAAAACTTTACATTAGGTCAAGACCATCAATATATGTTAGGAAATTATGATGGAGCACAAAATAATACAAGTTGGAAATTCTTCTATTCGACAGATACGGGAACGACCAGTGTGAGTGGATTAAACCCTGGAGTAAACGCCGGAACATCATCGGGTCATTGTGGATGGAGAGCATAAAAAGAATTAAATTATGATATACGAGAATTTAGAAGTTAGTGGTAGTTTAACGTCAGATAGGGTAGTTAATAGACCACCTAAAGGAACTAGAACAAATAGACCAGGCTCACCATTATCGGGATCTTTGTACTTAGAAGAATCCAACAGTGGTAGTTTTTTAATGTTATATACGGGAGTATCAAATATAGATAACGGGTGGGAAAGAATTGCGGCACAAGAAACAATTCCAATTGCATTTAGATATAGACAAGTTTTATCATATTCATATTTGGCGGGAGGATATAAGGATTCGTCACCATGGAGAAACGTTCATAAAACAACTAACTCAACAAATCAAACAACACATGTGGGGGAATTATTAGATTACCCCGTATCTTATACCTCAGGAGCCTGTAATAAAACAATATTATTTATTTGGTCAGTAAATGATGATGGTGCGTGGAAAGGTCCTGATAGTATCCACGGAACTAGAACGTCCGCAATTAATATGTTCAACGACACAAACTATGCACATCAAACCAAATTTAATACGGGTATTGCAAGAAGTGACGTTGCAACCATGCAAAAAGAAACTGAATTTGCTTATTTAATTTCAGGAGGGTCAACAACAATTGAAAAATTTAATTTATCTAATGAAAGTTATGTAAGTGGATTCGGTGTAACCTCAATTAATGGTAATGATGGTGGGGCTGCATTTTTTGATGAAAGTTTTGGATATGCTTGGACAAATAGTGGAGGAATTAAATTTAATTTTTCTAATGAAACACCAAGTTCTTCAACACAATGGGGTGCACACTCACAACAAAAAGGTATTTCATCTAAAGTTGGAAAAGGATATGCTGGAAATGAGGGATCATACAATGGTGGCTATAACCTAAGAAGATGGAGTAATTCAACAGATACAAATATTGGTAATGTTGCTAAGCCACACCCAAATTGCGGTGAAGAAAACTTCGCAATGGGTCAAGATTGGCAATATATGTTAGGAAATTACGATGGAACGGGACAAAACAATACGTCTTGGATAATGTTTTATGCAACCGACACAGGTTCAAATGCTATTACGGGATTGGCACCTAGAGTTAATGCTGGAACATCGTCTGGCCATTGTGGTTGGAGATAGGTTGACATTTTAAAAAATTTTCACTATATTAATATAAAAAACAATTATGGAACAAGGTTACAAATACGATAGGTCTAATTTCATCAACAATCCATTTGATGAAAAACTAATGCAAATATCTGAAAGTATGTCTTTCGCATTACCAAAGTACAAGGCATATAATTTTGTTGGTGGCGCACAAATAACACCATATGCAAGATTAAAACAATGGCTTTTGGAATTAAGGGGTAGAGAAGATGCTGTCGAACATTTAGAATATACAGTAAGAAAGGCTGAGCTAGAAATTCAAATGGACGAGGAAAGTAAAGAATTTATCACCGACCCTAAGAGAAAAGAAATGGTTGATTTAACTGTTGCCGACAAACATGTTGACTTAAGAAAGTTCAAAAGGAATCTTAAAGATGCATATAGAGAAAGACAAGGGTTTATTGATTTAATTAAGGAATATTTAGAAACGGATGATGCCATCTTACCCGATGGTACTAAATTAATTGACGTTTTTGGTAATCCAGAATTAGAAGAAAAATATGAACACGAATATTGGACTGTTCGTATGGCTAAACAAGCGATGTTGGATATGATTTCATATGGTAGAATCGGTACAGGTAACTTAGATTCAATTCTTATGATGGATCCGGAACAACAAAAACAAGTTTTAACATTGGCTTCAGCATATACAATTTCAATTGATAAAAATATAAATCAATTAATGGCGGAAGCCACAACAAATAATTTCTCAATTGAAGACTCATTAAAGAACCAATTGAAATTAACACAACCAAATAAAACAGAAACAGAAAAATTATTATAATGACACACATACTTTTTAAAGTTCAGGGAGATGTTCCGGGTTATATACAAGTAGTTGGAATGTATTTAAATTACAATTATGGTAGAATAGCTGACGAGTATAATGACATGAGAGTTGAATTAAATAAACTCGGTGCAATCGTTATACCAGAAGAGGTTGCCAAAGGGTTTGTTTTCGCGGATATATACAAAGATTATATTAGCGTTAGAACAAATTCACATATTATGGATGAGATTCCTCAGTTAGCTGAATCTGGTGAAACAGAAGCGGAAAAAGTAAAACATTTTCTTACTGACGAAGACAAAGCGGCGGGAGTTGCATTTAATAAAGTGGCAATGAAAAAAGTTGTCGCGGATAGATTTTCTGAAAGATATAAAGAATTAATGGTTGATGCGTCTATCTTAGAGAAAGATACATGGGAAGAACAAAAAAGAGAAGCATTTGGTTGGACTGCAGATGAAGATTACCAAACACCTATCATTGATATTTTATGTGCTGGTAGAAACATTGACAAATCAGTATTCGTACAAAAAATTATTAATAATGTTACCACATACAATACAAAATTAGCAAACTTACTATTAGAACAACAACTATTAGAAGAAAGAATTAAGGCGTGTGTAAACATTGCTGATTGTCATAGACTTAAGCACGAAAAATTTGGAATTGCGTTAAGTAAACAACAAAGAGAAGATGAGAATATCGAAACAACACCTCTCACATTGAGAATGGACTTTTAAATAGTTTTTAATGAATTTAGCAATTAACGGAACGTGTGCTAAAGGTTGTTCATTTTGTTTCACAAAAGAAGATGCAAGATTAAAACACACGTTAGGAGAAATGGATATAGAAATGGTCGATAAAATTATCGACCATTATCGTCTAAGTAACTCTAATGAAGAGATTACTATACTTGGAGGAGAACCAACACAACATTCAAATTTTATTGGGATATTAGATCACATATTTTCTAAGGGATTTAAAGTAAATCTCGTTAGTAATTTTCTATTTAGTAAAACTACTAGAGAGTACATAATAGAGAATATCAAAAACATTAGATGGGTCTTTCCAAATGCCGCAGAACTTAATGAAAAAAATAGAATGGTTCTATTCAAAAAGAACTATATAGAAATTTATAAGGCATATGCGAACACTTGGGGTTTTGAAAATCACCCAAGATTGTATTTGGCAATAACAATGTCGAGTGATTGGAAGAGTAGAAATTTCTATGAATATGTTAAGTGGTTATATCACGAATTAGATGGTAAAATAAATGCCATTAGACTAGGTTTAGACTTAACCGGCACCTATCTTATTAATAATAAAGAGATGGGTGAAGAGATGACCAAAATACTTAAATTTGGTTTTTATAATCAAATAAAGATTACATCCGATTGTCAAGTACCTCCATGTCTTTGGGAGGGTAAAACAAAAAAAGCAGTATTAGAAAACTCATTAAATTTTGCAACATTTAAAATCCCCGAGTATGAAACCATATGTGGGTTTATGCCGTTAGATATCTTTCCCGATGGAAGTTCGATTCATTGTTATCCATTGGAAGATAAAGTAAAAATAGATAATGTTTTGGAAATATCAGGAAAAAATGGTATATTAGGGTTAAGAGAGGAATTCGATAAACTTTATATTAATAATCATAAAAATTATTCAATCCCACAAGATTGTTTAGATTGTGTTTTTTACAAGACAGAATGTAATGGAATATGTGGAGGTTGTATGGAAGGTAGCAAATGACAAAGAAAATATTTTCAATACCATTTAATCCGATGTTAACGGAGGATATGTTCGTAAATAAATTTTATCCATTCTTAGAAAGAAACAAAGATTGGATTTATGACATTTATTTCACGTGTAGAATACCTCCATTTACACAGGATGCAATGGGCGCTATATTCAGAGAGGAAGATAGAGATATCGTATTTGAAAACGCGATGATTATACAAAAGGCTTTGGGTATTAAAATAAGTGCAACATTTAATAACATTAACGTTTCACCCAAGTATGAAAATTATAAATTATTTGTTGATAATTTAAAACCATTATATGAAAAGGGGTTAAGGTGTATAACTATTCCACATGGTCATTGGGTTGCGATGGGTCTTAAGAAACACTTTCCTGAAATGGAAATCAAAAATACTATCTTAAGAAAGGTTGCAACAGGACAAGACTTTTGGTATAATGCCGACCAAGGATTTGACTACATTAATCTCGATAGGATTTTAATGAGGGATGTTGAAGAATTAAAAAGTATTAAGAGAGCACAATTAAAATATTACGAGGAAAAAGGTAGGTATGTTAAACTATCATTACTTGTTAATGAAGGTTGTTTAGGTAGATGTCCTGTCATGGATGAACATTACACATATAATAACTTAAGAACAAATAATGAACTACCATACTTTCATCATGAGATATCTAAAGTAACCTGTGAATATAAATGGGAAAAAGAAATCAATGCTTTCTTTTTTAAGGCGGCAACAATACCACCATTTAAAGAAGAGTTTGATGAGTTCTTAGAGTACATCGATGTCTTTAAAATGCATGGTAGAGATAGTTTTAATAGACTGGATGAAACAATTGAAATTGTCGAGTCGTATGTTGCAAATAGTGAAGTCCTATCCAAAACCTCTGAAACATATTTGGATGGCATTCCATATGACGAATTAAAAGGTTGGAGAAATAAAATAAAGAAATGTAAATTCCAATGTTGGGATTGTAATTATTGCGACATCGTTGCTGACCATAAAAAGAAATCACATGGACTTAATTAAACACATTGACGACTCTATTGAATGGGGTAAACTTGAGGTGTCTAAATTAAATCAAGACATTCTTAATATTCACGGAATAACAAGTAATAAAGTTAAATGTTTTCTTAATAACATTTGTAATATCGATAACGCCACATATCTCGAAGTCGGTGTTTTTAGAGGTGCAACTTTTTGTTCTGCGGTATATGGTAATGACATTTACTCAATAGGTATTGACAACTTTATGTCCCCCAACTTAACACCAAAAGGTGTAAGTCAAAAAATTGGCAACTACTATAAACATAATATTGATATACCACCACAAGAGGAATTTTTATTGAATGTTAAAAAACATTGTAATGTAAATAAAACATCTATATATAAAACTGATTATCAAACCTTTGATTTTAAATCATTACCAAATGTTGATATCATTTTTTATGACGGAGAAACAAAATTTCATGACCAATACGTTGCGTTAACAAACATGTTACCAATATTTTCTAAAGAAACCATAGTCATTATGGATGATTGGAATTGGAATAGTGGTGCCTTTGAAAAGTTTGTTAGTGATAACAACTTATTTATTAGCCATTATAGGGAATTATATACATCAGGTGAAGACTCCGAAGATTTTTGGAATGGACTGGGTATATTTTTAATTGAGAGATAGTTGAATACTTAATTTTTTTTGTTTATATTAGTATTGTTGGGGAGGTGGGTGAGTGGTCTAAACCAGCAACCTCCGAAGTTGTCATTGGACCTAAAAAAGTCAATCGAGGGTCCGAATCCCTTTCTCCCCGCACAATAAACTTTTCTTAAACAAAAAACAAAATGAGAAAAACAATCACAATGCTATCGCTAATGTTAGCACTATTGTTTACTACCACTATGTCATTTGGACAATATAGTAGTAGTGCAATTCAGAAAGGTTCGGAACAATCCTTAAACGTTCGAACGGATACACTCCCTAATCAATTACAAGAAATTATTGTTTCTGCAAAGAAGGTACCATTAATGACCAAAGTTGGTCCTTATGGTCAACCACTTTGGACAACAATGAGAATGTTTGCATCTACAAGAGTCTATGTGATGAACCCCCCATGTACAGCAATGTACGAGAAGTGGTTTGACATTAGACAAAGAAGAAATGGACCCGCTCAAATCAGAATGAGAGATGAGTTTACATTTGGTTTAGGTAAACGACTTCAATTGGATATGTATTCACACACTGTTTATGATGGATACAATGGAGACAAAGAATTCAAATGGAGAGGTTTCTCTTGGGAATTCCGTTATGCTCTTGCTGATTGGGGTAAGTTATGGGGTAACCCAACCTTATATTGGGAAACAAAAATGTTAGATGGTCGTTGGGGTATCGAACCTAAATTATTATTGGGTGACAGAGTTGGTGAAAGAGGTATTTGGGGATTTAATGCGATTTATGAAGGTAATTTATCAAGAGTTAAAGAACTTCGTGAAGATGAATACGCTTACACAGCATCGTACGCTAACATCATCAATAATGATTTAACTTTAGGTGTGTCACATATGTTTAGATACAACGATTTTGATGGAGGTTCACAAGAATGGTATCTCGGACCATTACTTCAATATCGATTTAATAACAAGGCTTATTTGAATGTTGAACACATGCCAGGTCTTAATCAAGACGCAAAACAATCAAGAACCACAATTATATTTGCATGGAGATTTTAATCAAAGGACAAGAGTTCCTTGTCTACTTAATATTCATTATGTTCGTAACAGGTATCCTCAAAGAAAGAGGATACCTTATGGACATCTTCAGACTGCTTGAACAAAAAGTTAAGTCTAAAAGAATGGTAGTATTTTTAGTATCACTATTTGGCGGTATCTTACCAATCCCTGGTCGTGTTGCATTATCGGCATCAATGTTAAACAGCATTGCTCCTGTTGATAATAAGAAACGTAAGAAGTTTGGTATCATTGATTATTTGGCGACACATCATTACTATCTATGGTCACCATTAGAGAAGACGGTTATCATCCCAATGGCCGTGTTAAGTTTAACTTATATGCAATTCATGTCATATATTTGGCCATTACTTTTAATATCGGTATTGTATGTTACATATTATATCCTATCATTAAAAGATGATGAAATTGATATTGAAGTTAAAGATGAACCAATTAATATACAAAACATAACCATGGTGGTTATACCATTCTTGGTTACCATACTAATGTGTGTATTTCTTACTGAATACTATTTTGGTTTCTTTACAGGATTCACTCTATGGTTAGTATATTACTCTAAAAGCTGGAATAAACTAATGGGGTATATTGATTGGGAATTGATATGGATCGTTGCATTAGTAATCATTCTAGGTAACCTTGTTGGTTCTTACTATAGTGTGATAGAATCATATATTAAACAATATAGTAAACCCGAATATATTTTGGTTGTCTCTGTTATATCATTCCTTTCATCATTTATGTTAGGTTCTTCAGCCAAGTATGCGAGTATTGTTAGTTTACTAACGAGTGTGTTTGGTATGCAGTACTTTGTTTTATTCTTTACATTGGAATATTCAGCGTACTTGATTTCACCATCTCATAAGTGTTTACCAATTGGTCAAAAGTATTTTCATACTGGATTTATGACTTATTTGAAAGCACTGATTGTGTGGATCTCTTTAATGATGACATACGCACTTTTAACAATTATATAGTGTTTACTTTTTTAAAAATAAGATATATATTATAAAGATAATTAAAAATTTATGGAAAAAATCACATTAAAATTAGGAGACGTTCTACAATTAGAAAGTGAAATAAACGGATACACGGATCCACAAAATGGAGAACAAGTATTTGAAGGTTTTAGTAAACAAAACCTGTCGATTATTTTGAAATATGAGTTGAGCGACTTTTCAACAGAACTTAAAGGTGAAAGAAGTAAAGTCGAAACTTTAAGAGATGAGTTAATCAAAAAATATGGAGAAGACGATGGTAATGGTGGTATCTTAGTAAAAATGTATAATGAAGTGAAAGATGAGGAGGGTAACGTAGTTGGTAAAGTCGTTAACCCACAATATCTTGAATTCGATAAGGAATATGGTTTACTTTTAAATCAAGAAATTGAAATCGAATATCCAGAAATCACTAAAGAAGATTTAAAGGATGCTGGTAAAACCAAAGACAAATATCAGGTTTTATTTAAATTAATCAAAAAAGAAAAAGGGACTTTATAGTCCCTTTTTTTTATATTCATCAATATAGTCATATAGATTTATAATTGGTTGCCAATCTAAAATTAATCTGGCCAACGTACTTTCACATAAAGTTTCCTGAGCTTCACCCGGCTTATCTTCAGTATAAACTCTATCTTTTTTAAACATATCGGCAACCTCATTCAACGAGAAATTTTGACCTCTACCCAACTCAAACGTGTGACCCCACATTTCTTTAACCATTATCTTAATTAATGCATTAACAATATCATCAACGTGTGTGAAGTCCCTTCTCTTTGAACCATCACCATATATTGTTAAAGGTGTATTATCATCATATTGTTTCTCCCATCTACCAATCACCGTACTATAACCACCATCTTTTAAATGATAGGGACCATAGACATTGTAAAAGCGAGTTACTGATGACTTTAAATTAAAATGTTCCTGATAAAGTTTAACAATCTCCTCACCAACATCTTTACTAAATGTATATGGGTTTTTAAACTTACCACTATGATGTGAACTACTTCCCGCATAAATTAATGGTATCTCATTCTTAACACAATATTGTGCCACATTTAATGTACCATTTGTATTTGTTTGAAAATATTCAACAGGATGTTTAAATGATGGCTGTATTCTTGCGATTGCAGCTAAATGAAACACAATATCGTATTTCACATCATCTAATATCGATAAGTTTCTAACATCACCACATATATAATTTGCACCATCTTGATGGTTAGAACTAAAACCACTTAAGTAGTTATCTAACGATGTCACCTCGTGACCATCTTTTAATAGTCTTTTAATTAAATTAGTACCAACAAATCCCGCACCTCCTGTAACTAGTATGTTCATTAAATTGTTTTTCTTATATCTATCTTCATATTACCAACCTCGTACTCGCCAGATTCATAGTAAGGTATGGATAGTCTTATTTTTTGTAAAGTATATAAATCTTCTTCCGTGAATGGGTTAACTTCATAAATCATTACGTCTACGTTGTCAGTAAGGGTAAATTTGGACCTTAAATCATATCGAGTATTATCTTGTTCGTTTTTGATATAGTCCTCAGGAATCGTCCCTAAATCGATTTTATCGAAGAATGGTTCAATATTATTAATATTGTTAATATTTCTTGTCGTCAACCCCATTGTAAATGTCTTATACTTGAATTCCTTATCCTCCCAATATCTAAGTTCATTAAATGCAGAAATTTGGATACCCCATTTTCTAATAAAGTTTCTAATAGAATTCATTTCATATTTAAATCTGTCATTCTTATAGTCTTCACTAAATCTTGATGTCTGCGAAACAAAATGGTACACTATTGCCGAATCACAAGTTTTTAATTCATAACCTTTTAGTTTCGCACGGATTAAGAAATCATCGTCCTCACAAAATGCAGGTACAAAACTGAAACCATCAAACCCACCAATATCATCAAACATCTTTTTAAATCCTGACATAAAGAACACCGCACCATTATGTAATTTAGTACTATCCTTCCATTGGTTAACATAATTATTAAAATTGAATTGGTCAAAGTTAATAAAAGATGAACCTAAATCTAATAGCACTTTACCAGGTCTCTTATGTCCTTTAAAGATAGGTGGTTCGATTGTGGTATATGATAATAAGGTATTTGGATTCTCATCTAATAACCTATCTAAATTCTCTAAGAATTGCTCACCAATAACCATATCGTTATGTATCAATACAAGTTTCTCAGTATCAACAAGTTTAATTGCTGCGTTGTATGTGTCAGAAAATGTTAACCTATCGTCATCGTGAATAAATGAAAGATTATCATCTTCTAAAGATTCTAACCATTCTTTGGTTCCATCATAAGAACCACCACTACTAATAACTAAAGGTGCATTTGGGTACACATCTCTTAATCGATTATAACATTCTTTTGTTAAATCTAATTTATTGTACACCGCGAGTACGAATGTCATTTTAATTTCTTGTGTATCCTTCTTCATCGTGTATACATGTTATTTTATTTATTAAGAGACTATTCATTTTATTTAAATTTATCCATTCACTAACCCGATCCCACAAATCCCCATCAGAAGGTAAACCAACAACGCCGGTCTCTTTAAAGATGTCTCTATAACGTAATGGTATTTTTTTAAAATTCATACAAACGGATGAATGTATCAAACCACCACAACCAGGGGCAGTCCAAATAACTTCACCAGCACTAGCTGGTGGACTAGGTAAAGTAGATGAATGATATTTTGATTTAGTGAATATAAATGGTGCTGACGTCCTAACAATAACTTCAAAGATTGATGACAGATGATTATCTTCCCACATATCATCATGGTCCAAATGACAAATATATTCGAACCCCTGACTCAACGCCACATCGACACCATGGTTAGTTGCGTTAAC